GGCCACGGTCTTCCATCCTTCGGCTTCGTAGGCGGCCAAGTTGTCCTCTTTGGTGGACTCGTAAAAATTCGCCCAGGCGGCGGTTAGATCGGGAGAAGCCAGGGCTGGCCTTTTTTTCTTTCGCATAGATTCACGGTCAGTGAGGTGTCGCAGTAGTGGCCGAAGGCGAAGCCTTGCGACCATGCCAGCGTGGCGCGGCGTTCGGCGGCATACGGCATGTCGAAGTTGGCGAGCATTCCAACGCAATAGCCGGATGCGCCGTCGATGTTGCGGGCGCGTTCCCAGCCGACGCGGTGGAGGTGGGCCATGACCACATTCCCGTAGGTCTCCGCGTGGTCCCTAATGGCGCTGACATTGAACATCGAGCCGTGGACGAATTTGGTGCCGCCGAGTTCGATATAGTTGCGAATGCCGTAGGGGGTGAGCGGGGCGCGGAGTTTTTTGGCGGTCTCCTCGATTTTTTGGATGGTTAGGTTGGCCGCGTAAGCGAGGAGGGCGTTCGGGCTTTTGGAAAATTTCCAGAGTCTGGCTTCGTGGTTTCCGCAGAGGATTTGGTTGGGCTCGAGTTCGTGGAGGAACTCGATGCCGGCCATGAGGTCGCCCGCGACATCGGCGGCGTGGTCGGCGTCGTTGCTGTCACGCACGGCTCCGGCGCGGAAACTGGCGAGGTCAATGAAGTCGCCGAGGTGGAGGGTGGTCTGGGGCTTCCAGGTGGCCTTGAATTTTAAAACGGCGGCGCGGGCTTCGGGGTCGATCTCGGCGCCGTGCGAGCATCCGACGGCCATCCACTTTTTCCATTTTTTAATCGGTGTCATGGTAGGTCGGGGATTTCGTTGTCCGTGCGGAGTTGCCAGATGTAAGAGCGGACTTTTTCGAGCGTGTGGTCGCAGCCCGTGACCAGATTGCCGGTTTCCTCGTCTCGCCATTCGCGGAATTCACCGGCGCCGTGTTTAAGGTAGGAGCGGATTTCGTTAAGAAGGTCGTCGATTATTAAAATGGCATCCATTCCTTTCACCGCCGCGATGTGCTCTGTGCGCTCGTCAGGCAGGGTGAATTCCAGCGTGGCCTTCACGCGGTTTCCTCCTCGTCGTCTTCCTCTTCTTCCTCGTCCTCGAGCGGCCAAAGGATTTCCTCGGCTTCGCGGGCGAGGTTACGGGCGGCGTGGCTGTTGCCGAATTTGAAGTCCATGTCGTAGGTCGTGCCTTGGTCTTCCCAGCTCACCACGCACACGCCGACCTCGAAATGCTCGGCGAGGGTTTGCCGGACTTGCAGGAGGATAGCCTCGCGGTCTTTGGGCAGGTGGGATTTTGATTTGCGGCTCATGCGGCGCGGTTGAGTGCGGCGAGAAGGGCGGCGTGGGCGGCAGGACTGCAATCGTCTTTGCGGCCGGGCGCGATGTCGGCGTGGCGAATGATGTTGGAGAGTGGGATGTGGTATTCGTCGAGGATCGGCAAAAGGTATTCCACGGCGCTGAGGATGGCGTCTTCGCCCAGTGGGATTTGATAGGTGTCGCCTTCCCATGCAAGGCCGATGGCGAAGGAGTTGGCGTCTTTGCGGCCTTGCCACGAGGAAACGCCGGCGTGCCAGGTGCGTTGGCTGGGCAGGGCGAGCACGGTGCGCTTTCCCGAGCGCGCGATGATGCAGTGATACGAGACTTTGCTGACGGGGTCCATGCACCACGAGACGCTGCCAGCGTAAGCGCCAGAGGTGTGGTGGAGCACGATGTGAGTCGGCTTGATCACGCGGCCGGCCGAGACATTGGGTGTTTTCCGGTTGGTCTGCGGGTAGTATCGGACGGGGGCAGATGCCGTCGGGGACGACGGCGTTCCTGCGGGCTTCGACTTCGCCGGTGCTGGTGCTGGCTGGGCGGGCGGAATCGCGGCGGGGAACATCCGGCGTAAAAAATCGAAAATGTGCATCACTTGTCTTTCCAGGCTGGGAGGGTTTGCTGGAATTGGCTCAGGGCGTGCAGAAGGTTGGCGTTTTCGCGTTCGCCTTCGGTGAGGCGCGGCTCGAAGCGCACGACGGTCTTAATGTGCAGCGTGCCAGCCTCGCCGATGCGGTCACCAAAGGGCGGCACAGGGACGGCAACGCAGGAGGTGAGGAAGGCCATCGCTAGGCAGAGCCAACCGATGAGCATCAGCACGGCCGCGACTTGCTTGGGCGTCATTTTCCTTTTCGGAAAATGTTTATGACGCCGACCAGCGAAAGCCCAGCGGCCACGATGGCTTCCTGATGCTCGGGCTCGACCTTTAGGCCGACAGCGGTGCCGACTAAAATAAGACCGCGCCATGTGGAGTTCTCGCTGAGCCGGTCGAGGATGTAGAGGAGTGCTTTCATCTCCCCTGCGGGCATGTCAAAGCCTCATGGGCGATTGGCGAGGATTTGCTCGATTCGCTTGGTTCGTTCGTCGATGCGGGCGAGGGTCTCGGCGCGATCGGCGGCGGTGGCTTCGATCTTTTGCAGGCGGGCTTCCTGCTTTTCGTTTTCGACCTCCACGCGGGAGACTTTTTCGGGGAGGATCCACCAGGCTTGTGAGGCGCTGAAGACGGTCGCCACCAGGGCGAGCGCGGCGATGAACTCGCCGACGCTCATTTTGATTCCTGGCCGGTTTCGGACGATCTCGCTGCTCATTAGCTGTTCGCCTGGGCTAGGAGGGTGCCGACGATGTTCGTGGTCGCCACATTGGCTAGTCGGTCGGTGTTCAACAGATCCGTCTTCGCTTTGATCGCGGTGATGTTGGCCGATGGGATGTCTCCGGTTGCTGCTGGTGATGCGGGCAGGTTGTCGGTTTTTGATTTGATCGCGCTGATGTCGCTGTTCGCTGGAGCCGTGTAAGAGCTGCTGGCGAGGCGGGTGCTGACTGCGGCATCCACTCGGCCAAGCTCGGTGCTGAGTTCGGTGCGAACGGCCGAGGCTACGGTGGCGGCGCTTGGCGCGGTGGCTCCGGAGATCGGCGCATCGATGCGGGCGAGTTCGGTGCTGAGTTCCGTGCGAACGGCGCTGGCGTTTTGCGCGGCGGTTGGGGCGGCGGTCGGGGCCGTGTAGTCTGCCGAGGCGAGGCGGCTGCTGATGCTTTGGTCGATTCTCGAAAGCTCAGTGGAAAGCTCGGTGCGTGTGGCGCTGGCCACTGCCGAGGCGCTTGGCGCGGCGGTCGTGGGGATGCTGTCGAGTTTTCCGCCGTTGCGCTCGAGGTCGGCGCGCACAGCGGCGACCAGTGAGACTTCGGAGAGGTTTTGGTTTCCGATGGCTGCCACGATGGCGTTGAGGACGGCTTGGCCGTCGGCTTCGTTGAGCAGCGAGCCTTCAACGGCAGCCGCGATGGCGGTGCGCTCGGCGCTCGTTAGGCTGTAGCCGGTTTTGTCGGCGGCGGCCCAGACTGCGGCGGTGATTTCTGCGGCGGTCGGAGGAGTTGTCGGGGCTGTATATGACGAACCGGCCAAACGCGAGGAAACGGAGGCATCCAGGCGACCCAACTCCACGGCCAGCTCGGCGCGGATGTCTGCCACGGTTGGGGCTGATGTGGGGGCGGTATAGTCTGCATCGGCCAACCGGCTCGAGATGCTGGCGTCCAAGTTCGCGAGCTTGGTCGAGTTCGCATCCATCTCCTGGCGGATTGCTGTGACCGTTGGAGCGGCGCTCGGCTCGGTGTAATCAGCGGCGGCGAGTCTGGATGAGATGTTTTGATCCACTCGGCCAAGCTCCACCGAAAGCTCGGTGCGGACCTGTGAGGCGATGGCGCTCGCGGAGGGCACAGATGGCGCGTTGGTGAGGGTCGTTGTGGTGGCGCACAGGGTGACATTGGCCACGGTGTCGGTGGAGGGGTTGAAGGTGCTGGCAGGAACCTCGGCGGTGCCGGACCACACGATGCTGCCGCTGCCGACATTGGCACCGGCGCTGCGGAATGCGAGTTGGTAGGTGCCAGCGCTGCCGGTCATGGTGCCGCTGTAGAATCCGGTGCTGCCGACTTCGGAGAGCGAAATGGCAGACCCGACGGCGGAGCCGGATTGGTAGGGTTGAGCGGTGACGGTGAGGCCGGTGGTGGCGAGGGCGATGTTGAGTTCGTTTGGCATGGTCGTGGTTGGTTAGGAGTTTGCTGGAATCCACTGGCGCTCGACGCGGTCGGCGAACCAGACGAGGTTTGGCTCCCAGTCGCCTTGGTCGGGGCGTTCGATTTTGATGAGCGGGATGATTTGCGGATCGACCCAATCTTCCGGGCAGGGATAAGGGCGGATGGTGTCGATGCGTGGTTCGTCGTTTTCGTCCAGAACTATGCTGGCAAGCTCTTGGCGTCCGTCTGCGAATATAAGTCCGTATGTTCTCATGGTGTTGTTTTTGGTTAAGTTCCGTAGGCGATTTCGACGGCATCGACGCTGGCAACCCAGCGCCAGATGGTGGAGGTTGTGCCGGTGACGCTGACAACGAGAGCGTCTGACGCATCGCTCGCGGAGAGCGCGATGGATGTGCCTGCGGCGTTGTCAGTTCCGATGGTGATTGGCGCGTAAACCTCGCTTGTTGTGCCAGCGACATTCTTGAGGCAGTATTGCCGCATGTAGTGCGCTACTGCCGCTCCGGTGCTGGAGACTCCGGCGATGTTTATTGTCAGAGCGATGATTTTGCCGCTTGGGACGGTGAGGCGGGTGCTACTGCCATTCAAAAAAAGCTCGACTGCGGAGTTTGTGGTCGTCTTGTTACGCATGACGAATCTGGCGGATTGAGCGTCTCCGCTTGCGGAAAATTGCCCATTCGCCCTTCCAACCATTCCATATCTATTCGCGCTGGATTGAAGTCCACTTGCATGGGAGTGATCTCCACTGGATGCATTGCTCTGCCCTAACGCTACTGCGTATTGGCCAGATGAAGAGTTGTTTGCACCAATCGAATATGAGCGGCTACCCGATGATGTATTGGATTCTCCTATGCAAATTGAATCACTTGATCCAGTAGAATTATTTAATCTTCCAATTGCGATACAGGAATACTGGGTTGCCGTATTATTTACACCAATAGATATGGCTTTATCCCCACCCGCAGAAGTCGATCCAAACGCATACCCTGATGTTGTGGTGCTGGATGCTCCTACTGCAACGCCTCCAAAACTATTGGCTACAGTATTTTGTCCAATAGCTATACAGGTTCCAGCGGATGCGCTTGCGCTTGCTCCTAATGCAATTGTATTATCTGCTGATGCTGAACCTTGAATAGTTATTGAATTTACTCCAGATGCTGTTCCGCGAATACCTACTGCCCCAGTTCCAGATGCCGTTCCGCGAATACCTACTGCATCTGTTGCAGTTGCAGCTCCGCTAATCGCTAAAGATGTTGTTCCGCTTGCTGTTGCGCGGTAGCCTATAGCAACAGAATTTGACCCGGACGCAACTTGCGTTGCAGCAGACCGATCTCCGACAAGGCAGATTGATTTTGATCCACGCGCATTTCCGCCAGTTAGAGTGCCATCCGGTTTCTGGCCTGCAATTAGCGCACCTGTGCCTTTCGGCGTGAGAACAAGAGCGGAGTCGGTTCCCGTGGTGTTTTGAACGATGGCCACATTAGCCTGGATGGCGATGATCGAGCCAGCGGTGATGTCGGTGGTAAAATTGATCGCTGCGCCGCCGCTTGTCGCTGAGACCTTGAATGTGCTGCCGGAGATGTCGCGGACGAAATAGACGGTGGTGGTGTTTAACCCGCTGCCTCCTGTCAAGGATGGGAACATGACTCCTTGGTTAGCGATAAAATTGTGACCAGTGGCAGTGATGACATCGGTGGCGGCATCGCCTGTCGCCGAGTAAGCCACGATGGCATCGTCCACAACGAGGCCGGAATTTTGCAGGATGGTTCCATCCGTGCCGTCGGCGCGGAGGATGGCGTTGTCAACTGAGCCTGCGGTGAGCGGGCGAGATAGGGCGTTTGCGATCATGGGTTTTTAAGAAAAATTGAGAGAGGTTTTGGAAGACCACGCGCCGGTGGCGCTGGCTTCGGTGCTGGTGTTTCCGTCTGCGGAAAATTGGGTTCGGGAGATTTCCCACGCGGTGGCGTCGTAGATCGAGCCGGTTGCCGGCACATCCGAATAAAGGAGGTATCCGAGGAAAGTAGTGTCGCCTGCGGAGTCGAAAACGAACACGCGGTCAGGTGCTTCGCCTGCGCCTGCGAGGCGATATACCTCTCCCGTGGAAGGGTTGCGCGAGTAGATTCTCCGGTCGCTGTGGTTCACACAAATCTCTCCCAACGAAAGCTGAGAGGTCGTCGGAATGGCTCCGGCGAGTGTGGATTTTTTCGGGACTATTGTGGGATTTGGCATGGGCCGGATTTATTCAGCGGAGATTTTAGGCTCCCCCGCTTGGCGAGGCGCTATGTAGCGCCCCGCCGGGGAGTGGTTGCGGGTGGACTAGTAAACTCCGCCGTCGATGGTCGTCTCGAGCGCGGTGATGCGGGTCTCGTGGTCGGCGACATCGCTCTCGAGGTCGTCGAGGCGGCTGTCGGCGCTGGCGTTTTCGAGGGTGGTGATGCGGTTGCTGAGGCTGGTGTCGGCTGTCGCCCTGGTGGAGGCTTCGGCTGTGATCAAGCCAGTGACGGTCGTGATCGCTGAGGCGCGCGCTGTTTGCTCGCCCGAAATCGCGCTCTGACGAGCGGCGGTTTCGGCGGCGAGGTCGGTGCCGAGGTCAACGATGTCTTGCTCGGCTGCGGAAACGCGGCTGGTCAACGCTGTCGCGGAGGTCTCGACCCCATCGATGCGCAGGCCCAACGCTGTGTCGCCGGACTGGCGTGAGCTGGTCTCGTCGGCAATATCGTCGTTGATTGAGAGGACGGCGGCCGCGAGGGCGTTGTCGTTGGTCAGGTCAACGCTGTTGATGAGGTCCACGACCTCTTTGAAAGTATCGGCATCCGCTGTGGAGGCGGAAAGGATCGCGTCGATGCGGCCTTTTTCAGTCGTGATTTTGCCGTCCAAAACGAGGTCGGCTGCTTCGCGGGCGCTCTGCTCTGCCGAAACAGCGGCGATGCGGGCTGTCTCTTCTGCTGTGATGTCGTCGGCGAGGTCGCTCTCGGCTCCCTGAGCGCGGGAGATTTCGGCGTTGAGATTGTTGGTCAGCGTGGTGTCGGCTGCTTCGCGGGCGGATTGCTCGCTCGAGACGGCGCTATCGACATAGGTTTTCTTTGCGAAAACATGCTCGCCGCCGATGGCAAGGACGCCTTCGGCGGTGCCGATGAAGAGGGACTTGTTGAGCAGGTCCATCGCGAGTTCGCCCTGTTGCAGGGAGACTGGCGCGCCGGAACCGCGTTTGATTTTGAGGATGGGATTAGCCATGGCTTTTTAGGTGGTGGTGTTTGGGTTGGTGTTCGTGGGTGGGTGATTGTCAAAAAGAGCCCGCATCGATGACGGGGATCATGAGCGCGTAGGCGTTCGCGGAGGGCGACCAACGCCACGGCATTCCCTCGTCCATTGCGTGATACAAGCGGTCGGCTTTTCCGATCGAAGGGAAGGCCGAGCGGGTGGGATATTCGACGATTACGGCGGGGAGCGTGAGGTCGAAGGCCGAAAGGTCGAGCTGCTGGCGAATGTTGCTCTCGGTGATTGTTGTCATGCGTAGGCGAGAGTCTCCCGGTTAGCCCACGAGCCGATGGCCGAGGCGGTTGAAAGCACGCGACCGGCGGCGTTGAGGGTGCTGCGTTTAATGGTCCAGGTGGTAGCGGTCTCGGGCAGGGCTGGCGCGGTGGGGCGGTCGGCGTTGAGGAGGCGGCCGCTGTAGGTGGTGAGGCCGTCGAGGGTGGAGTCGAAGGCGAAAAGATAGAGGGTCGGATCGATGGGCGGCTGGACGGTTCGCAGGCCGAGGGCGGTGGCGGCGATCTGGGTTCCGGCGGCGGGCGGGGCGTCGAAAGTGATCGTGCCGCTGGCTTCGCTGACGGTGTAGTCGGTGGAGGGGTTTTGCGTGACGCCGTTGAGGGCGACGAGGACATGGGCGGGATTGCTCGAGGCGAGGCCGCCGACGCTGTAGGTCGCCGTGGTGCCGGTGGCGATGTGCGTGGTCGCGGTGATCGAGAGCGCAGGCGCGGACGAGACGATGAACTCGGCGAGGCCGGTGATGGCGCTGGCGGCGTGGGTGTGAGTATTGAGTTGGGTCTGGAGCGTGCCGATGCTCGCGGCGGCCTCCGCGATGGAGTCGAGCGCGGCGGGGTCAAGGTTTTCTGCGAGGTGGTCGATCCTGGCATCCAGTGCGGTGTCGGCTGCGGAAAGGGCGGCGAGGTCGGCATCGAGGCCGGTGATCTCGCTCTTAAGGTGCGTGTGGGCAGACGGCGGGAAGGTGGCTGGCTTGCCGGTTATGGCTTCCCACCTCGTCGCCAATGATGTCACGACGCCTGCCGAGTCGATGGTGGCGAAGTCGCCGTTGGGCAGGAGATAGAGGCGCTTGCCGGATGCGGGCACCTCGGGAGCGCTTCCGGCGATGCCGAAATTGATGAAGCGGATTAGGTTACTCATGGCATGTAACCGATTCCGTTCGATGTATTGAATGCGGCGACGGCCTGATGGGCGCGCAGAGGCGTCATCCACTTGTCGTTGTCGGTGCCTACTTCGGCCTCGGCTTGTGTGGCCTTCCCGTCAGGCATGACGGCCGGTGTGCCTTCCGTGCCGAGAATTACGCTGTTTTGGATTTCGACCTGGAGCGTGGCGGTGCGGGTGGTCTCGCCGGCGGCAGTCCATCGCACCTCGAGGTAGGCGGCGACGGCGAGCGGGTCGGCGTCGAAGGCGGCTTCAAGCGAGACGGTGTTGAGATTCAGCACGCCTGCCTCGGCGAGGGCGAGGTAGTTGGCATCGCCGAAGGATTGCTTCAGCGCGACCGTGAGGCCGGTGCCGCTTTGCGCGGCAACTACGGCTCCGTTTTCGACGAAGATGACCTCCACCGGCAGGAGGTCGCGGCGTTTTAAAACGAGGCGGTCGATGGCGACATTGCTTGCCGCCGACTTTGTGAACCGCCTGTTTTTTCTGTCGACGAAGAGTTTCATGCCGCTGCACGAGCGGCGGGTGTCAAATCGTCTCCGCGCGTTTTATGGAGCGGTCGGGAGGGCTTCTAGTTCGGCGCGCTTGGCTTCGATGCGGGCGTCGAGTTCGGCCTCGTCGGCAGACCATGCGAGGCGCTCGCAAAAGAGGAGGTTTTCGTAGGTGACTTCGATTTCCTCGAAGAGGTCTTCCGGGCGGGGGAATTCGCCATCCGCCAGGACAAGCGTGGAGAGATCGCGCATCCGGCGCTCGATGCGCGTGGCGGCAGGGTCCCAGTAATTCACGCGGACAGATTGACCGATGTAGGCGTCTTTGGTGGTGGTGATCATGCGGTGGGTGAGGTAACGACGAGCTGGTCGGCGGCGTTGTGGTAGCTTAGGCGCGGTTGCCCGGAGGAGTTTTGTGAAATTCTTTTGTGGAAAGAATTTCGAACGATTGATGCGTTCAACAGAGAAGAGTCTGCATTTATGTTTGCAAAGGAGTCTGCATCTATTGTGTTTTTGTAAAAATAAGCAGGCGTTATTAAACGCGTTGCATTTTTGATTGTGTTGTATAGAAATTCAGCTCCACATGTTAAATATTGAATAAAATTTAACTCATTATATAAAACAGCATTAGAAAAATTACAGCAAAGCAAATTGTTGCAAATATTATTTAAAAAATTACTATCGAAAATGCAAGAATTTGCTTCGTTTATTGTATTGTAAAAAAGAGTGTTGTTGTTTGAGGTGTTGTTATTAAATTCCTTTCCTATTTTGCATTGCACAAGGCCGACTTCATTGTTAAAAAAATTACCATCAATGTCACAGGTTTGTATCGTAAAATCATTTCCAACAACTGCACTTCCAAATTTATTAAATTGATTTAATGTCCCCATATAGCAGAAATTTGAAAAGAACATCAAGTCAGATGAATTGTTTGAAAATCCATAACCTAAAATGTTGTTTGAAAAAGCCCCTTGCACTGAATTGGTAAAACAAGATTTTCCAAAAACATTAAATGAACAACCGTCTCCAAAAACATTTCCATTGCTTTCTCTTCCAAATGAATTGAAAGAACAATTATTTCCAAATGAATTTGTTGAGATTTTGTAGCCTATTTTATTGCATTGGAATCCTGTTTTTGCATTTATGAAATAATTTTGCCCAAAAAATATATTGAATGAACTTCCTTCGCCGAGTTCAATGCTTGAAGAAGAGCCATAGAAAATATTTCCGCGACCTTCTATTTTTATGTTAGTGCTGTGAAATGAATTTTGTGAATCTGTGGTATTTAGACCGTCTGCAAAAGTTGGTTTTTGTGCTCTCGTTGATGTATCCCAAGGGATTGAAATGTAGCTTTCTTGATACAATACAGGATTCCAATATTGTTGTGGCTTGCCATAAAATTGGCTGTATTTTGGCATGGGAGGATTCGATGTCTCACTCCAAGGCAATCTCCTAAACCATTTTTTTGGAATACAAAAAATAAAAGATGTTTCATTTAACTCATTAGTCGGGAAGTATGTCTGACTTTCCACAAATGGAGACACCGCAATCCACCAACTGAAATTCAACATATCATCTGGCGCTCCGTTTATATCTACGCGCGTAGCATCTGGGGCATTGTTTAAATTATTACTATTTGATGAGATAAATAGTTTTCCGTTGTATTTCACCAAATCTTTGCGACTATATGTATTTGATGATGTCCATTGCGGGACAGAAGACAAATCAAGTTTGCAACAATTAAATGTCACATGTCGCCAATCGTATGTAATGTCAATATTTAGTTCCGTGGAAATTCTTCGATTTATCCACCCATGAGAATTTGCAATGTTCCAATACCCATAACCAGGCGCTCCCCAAGGAATGTCAGAAAATCCGTAATAAATTGTATCTTTTGGATATAAATCAGAGTAAGAAAGTGGTGAGAAGTCGTTGTTTTTAATTGCAAAAACATTAAGGGGCTCGATCTCAAAACTTGTTATAACTCGTATGTCATTTGAACTCTGGTTCCACCATTTAAGCTGAAAGTCCGTGATTTTATACCACTGCCCGGGAACGAGCTGGTTGGCGTCTTTCAGAGTCTTCAGCTCGGCGTAGGTTTTTGAAATGATCAGCGCGCCGGCAGGAGGTGCCACAGCGGTGACTGCGGAGGCGAAGTCGGTGATCTGTGCGGCGGTGTGCGTGTGCTCCTCGGGCGGGAAGGTGCTGGGCTTGCCGGGGAGGTTCGCCCATGTGACGGCGGCCGTTGCCGCCTTGCGGATGGCGTCCCACACGCGCAGTGGCGTCATCCATTTCGTGTTGTCGGTGCCTGTCTCGGCGTCGGCCAGCGTAGCCTTGAGGTCTGGCACAGCGACCGGTGTCCCCTCCGTGCCGAGAATGACCGAGTTTTGCAGCTCGGCGGCCAAGGTGGCGGTGCGGGTTTCTTCGCCTGGGCGAGTGTATTTCACCTCGAGGAGCGCGGCGGCCGAGGCGGTGTTGCCGGGGAATAGTTCTTCCACGGCGATTGTGTAGAGGTTCAGCGTGCCGTCATTCGCAGCGGCGGCGAGGAACTGCGGGTCGCTGAAGCTACGCTTGAGGGCAGTCTGGAGCGTGGTGCCTAATGGAGTCGGGACGATGGCAGAGCGATCCACGAAGACAACCTCGACATCGATGATGTCTCGCCTCTTGAAAAACACGCGCTGGAGCGGCAGCGGCGAAGTCGGAGCCTTCACGAAGCGGCGGGTGGCGAGGTCGATGTAGAATTTCATTCGGCGGCTAATTTTTAGGCTCTGTCAAAACCGGTTCCCACTTGCCGAGCGGGCAGCGCTCGGTAGCCATGCGGAGTTTTGCCCATGTGGAGCAACCGCACTTGCGACAGCGGCCCGTGCCGTTTAGCGCGGTGGCGTCCCACTCAGGGCAGGCGCGGCAGGTCGATTCGCGGGCGGCGAGGGCTTCGGGCGGGGTGGTGGCGAAGCCTGCGCGAGCGAAGCTATGTCCCGCATTTATCGCAGACCGCATTTGCTGATGCGCCTCGCGTAAACTTTCCGGCATTTTGCTTAAAAAATCCTCGTATGTCATGACACGGTGACGGTGAAATTGAATGCAAAAGGTTCATCCTGGCAGTCAGGGGCTCCCGTATAGCAGGGGGGCTTGCATTGCGCGTAAACAGTTAAATTGTATGAACCGACGGGGCTATCGCTGGAAATGATTACCGAATCTGAGCTGATCACAGAACACAGATCTGGATACCCCATAAAGCAGCAATAGTCGAAGGTGCCTTCAACAAAGAGACTTAAAACCCAACAGCACGGAGTGCCGAAAGGGGCTCCATACCATCCACCATAAGCTCTTACCAGATTGACGCCAAAGGATTTTTGGTCCATCGAATTTGTCCCAGAAAATGCCGACCAAGAATCTTCGCAATTTCGCGGGGGATCGTATTGTGTGGCGGTAGGATTTTGATATGTCGTAAGGCTTCCGACTTGATCCCCAGTGAGAGAAAATGTCCAATCCCCAAGAACCGGAGGGCAATCACGGCACGGTTGGAAGTCGATTGGCCCACAACACGCGCACTCCACAGCGCGGAGGCCTGCTTCGCCTTCGGTCTTGATCTTGATTGCGCCGGAAGATGTTCGCCCGAGGGTCATTTGGAGAAAGTAGGAAGGATGAAGGAAGAAGGATGAAGGGGCTGAAAACTGAAATCTGAAAACTGAAAACTCATCTTCAGCACTCCTCCGTGGGTAGCCATTGGAATCTCCCGCCTGCAAAGCCGAGAACATAGGTTTTTCCGTCCAGCGGAGGCGGAGGGTTGAAGGTCAGAATACGGTTTGTTTTGTTCCCGCTTTTGTTTTCCTGCGTAGTCGAAAAGGGTTGCGGGGTGCCGTTGACCGAGGGGCGGGCATCGAGCGCGGCGAATTGAAAGTTCGCCATGAGGTCGGCGCTGGAAATCTGCGTCGGGTAGCCGCCGCCGGTGGCTTGCTTGGCCTGCCTGGCCTTTTGCTCGAAATCGACTGGGAAGTTCATGACACCTCTGGAATGTAGCCTTTCATCACGGCGACTTCGTCATAAGCGCCGTAGTTGGTTCGCTGGATGTCGCGGATGCCGTCGTTCCAAGTGATCGAAAGTTCAGACGGCCCGCCGGGTTGAAAGTTTCCCGTGATCCACCGGCGCACGAGGGTTTTTTCCAAGTTGTTGCTGGGGGAGCTGTAGTTGTTGGAGCCGTTGTCCAGAACTGAGTATTTGGTCGCGGTTTCACACCGCCAGGCCTCATTCACGGTCCAGTTGTAATTGACTGGAGGGTCTTGAGTGAGGTCCACGCCGGTGTAGCTTTTCGATAACTCCAACACCTCGGTGCCGAAAACCACTCTCGTGCTTAAGCTGAAGCCAGTTCCATAAGCTGTGACCTCCACCTCATCAAAAGCGTTGTCGTTCGAGCGAGTCACGCGCGGCGCTGGGAAAATCTTTACCGTGCCCGCGCTGGTCACGATGGATTGGCCGACGGAAAATCCGAGCGAGCTGGCGCCTTTTTCGATGAGGTATGTCGCCGAATACTCCAAGAGGCCGGAGAAGCGCGTGGAAAGAGACTCGCGGATCTTGAGCGGGAAGGTGCCACTAGCGGAATAAATTTGAGTCGGCATAAATTAAACGAGGGCGGCGACGGGGAGCTTGGGTTCGATTTTTTGCACGAGCTCGAGGATTTTCTCCACGAGGCCGTCGAGGCCGTTCTTGCCGCCGGATTTCTTTTCAGAGTCGCCTCGTGCCGGTGGCTTCTGGCCGTCTTGGCCGGGCTTATCGATTTCGGCGCGGCGGGCCGCGAGTTCGTCTTTCAGAGATCCCTTGGCTTTCATTTCCTCGAGGCGGGAGGAGGGTTTGGCGGTTTTGGAAAAGTCGTTGTAGACGCCATCCTCGCGGGCGGCGCGGATGCGCTCGCTGAAGCCGCTGGAGCTTTCGCCCAAACCGCGATTGAGGCCGTAATCTTTGCCGATGTCCGCCATGTCGCGCCGGTCGCGGTTTTGGCCGACGCCGGTGAGCGCGGCCTGCGCTTCGTTTTCGGCGATCTTGCTGGCGGTCTTGCGCGCGCCTTCAAAGTCTCCCCGGGCGACCTGGTCCTGGGCGCGCTTGGCGAGGCGGCCGCCTTTGTCGATGCCCTCTTTGCCCTCGGCGTCGGCGATGTCTTTGAGGAGTTTCTGGGAGGCGGTCAGTTCCTTGTTGATGCCTGCCTGCTCGCTGCGGGCGCGGGCGATCTGGTCGGCGAAGGCCTCGGCCTCGGACTTGCCCATACCGGCGTCGATGGCTTGCTTCAGCGCGGCGTTGTAATCTTTTTGGTAGTTGAGGGCTTTGACCTCTTCCTCGTTGCCGCTGATCTGGGCTTTGAGGATGGATAGGTCGAGTTCGAGGTTTTCGCGGAGACCGGCTTGGCGCTCGGCTTGTTTGGCGGCGGCTTCTTTTTCCTTTTCCGTGCGCTTTGTCTCGGTATCGAGCAGGAGTTTTTTTAGCTCCGAGGCGGTCTCGAGTTGTTCGTTTTGGCCGCCGATGCTTTGGGTTTGCTCCTCGACTTTTCCGGTGATGGAGTCGGTGAGGGAGAAATTGCCCTCGAGCAGCGGCTTCGTGCCTGCGATCTTGGAGTTGAGGTCGGACCAGCCAGAAGAAATGCCATCTACCGTCGGCTTGAAATCCGAGTTGATTGTAAACGCGCTGGCGATGCTGTTGCCTGTGTCTTCAGCTTTTGAGGCGAGACCGGAAAATTCCCCGCTTGCGGCGGCGGCTTCGAGGCTTGCTTTGGTAAGTTTGCCGGATGCGTATTGCGCCGAGCCGCCGAGTTCTCCTAGGTGATTTCTCCAGTTCTGAGTAAAGCTGGCAGCCTGATCGAACTTTGAAGCGGCAGCGGCGGCAGTTTCTCCGACTTTTTGCACTCCTTTAGCTGCGGCTTCTTGCCCTGCTCCAGCTTCGGTGCCTTTATCCCGCAGAAGCATCATCAAATCATCCATTGGCGAGATGAATTTGACCGCTTCGTTCATCCAATAATTGAAGCCATTTAGAGACTCTGCGACGGCGTTTACTGATCTGCCAGCAACCGTGGTGTTGTCCGGCGTGGAGGAAAGAAAATCTAAAAACTCTTTTCCGTATTTGATCGCGCCTTGCATAGCCGGGATCAGGTCGTTGTTGAGCGTGGAGACAACCTCTAGCGTGGGTTTTTGCAGTCCATCGCCAATCGAGGTTTTGAGTTCAGCGTAGGTAGCGGAAAGGATTTTGAGCTGATTGGAAACAGACCCAGAGGTGTTGGCAAAATCCCCTTGTGCAATTCCGCTTTGTCCGAGAATGGCATTGTAGGCGGCAAGGGCCTTTGCCTGGGAGTCGATAGCTCCTTTGCCGTCATAGAGGCCGAGCTTCATTGCCTCGGCTTTCAGTGTGGCATCATCCAGCAGGATGCCATATTTGCGGATCGGCTCAGACTCTCCGCGAAGCGCCGCGCCGATGGCTTGGATCGCTTCCTCTGGCGAGGTGTTGTAGAAGCTGGCAAAATCCGTGGCGAGTTGGACGAGGTTCCTTGAGAAGCCTACAAGCTCGCCGCCTGCCAATCCTGCGGACTTTCCAAAGACTGCAAAAGTAGAAGCGGCATCCAGAGCTTGCTGGCGGGTCATGCCGAGTTCTTGCACGGCAGTCGCGGCAAAATCGGCGACGGCTCCGGCGGCAGAGCCGAAGACGACATTCACCTTGTTCATCGTCTCGGCGAGGTCGGAGGATTTCTTGATAGAATCCCCGATAAACATAAACGCTTCTTGGAAGCCCATGATCGCGGCGTAGGCCCCCGAGATCGCGCCGGTCAATTTGCCGAAGCTGATGCCGCCAGCATTCACGGAATCATTGGCGCGGTCGAGTTGGCGGAGTTCACTTTCGAGGCGGTTCACCTGGGCGGCAGACTCAGCAGAGTTGTCTCCCATGGCCTTGATCCGCTTCTCCATGGATTCCACCTGCCCAATCCGGCGCATGGTTTTCTCAAGCTCCTCCATGGATAGCTCGCCGCTTTTCACGGAGGAGCGAAGCCCTGCCATCTCGTCTTGAATTTTCGAGAGGGTCTTTTGCAGACCGACATCCTGCGCGCCGAATTCTACTGTGACATCTGCCATGGCTTTACGCGGCCTCCTGGAGTTTGGGTTGGCGTTTCTTCAAGATCATCGCCATTTGCTTTTTCATTTTTTCAGCGACCACGGATTGCGCCATGAGCTCCTCGCTGGGGCGAATGACCTTGTCGGCCCACGGAATGGAGTTGGTGAGTGAGACCGTGGGGCGGAAGAGGTTGCCGGTATTGTCCGAGACGCGGCCGAATCCTTGCTTGTGGCGGGTGACCCATTTGGGAATCCCTCGAGTGAGCGAGCCTGCGACAACTTTGCGAAGCTGGTTGGCACATTCAGCCCAGCCGCTCTTGGCGAGACCGGCGAGCTTTTGGCGCTCGATGATATATTTGTTGAGAGTGCTGGAATCGCTGGCGAGGTAAAATTTGCTTGGGCGTTTGTAAACGCGGCCGGTGTTTTTATTTCGGTTCTCTTTATGGATGCCTCCCATGGCATCACTGCCAACCACGGTGAAAGCCTCGGACCCCATGCCGATCTTGGCGAGTGTTTCGGCAAGGACGGTCCAGCGGTTCGCGAAGTAGTTTTTTCTCAGCGACGCCTTGAGCTTCTCGCTGGTTGTCTTTTGAAGGAATTTCAAAAAATAAACCGGCGGCTTGATGATGTTGGAGATGTCCTTTCGGATGCGCTCGTTTTGCTGCTTTTCGCTGTCGGTTCCGAATGCCTGCGTGCGGCGGGCCAACTCCACGCAAAGAAGCCGAGCATTTGCATGAACGGCTGCCGGGATCGTGACCTCACGAATCTGCGCGTAGTCCTTCATGATCTGCTCGAATTTCAGATTGGTGAGTTTGAATTTTGGCATCGCGGATCAGAGTTTTTGGAACACGCTTTCTATCGCTTGTAGGGAGTCAAAAACCGCCGCTGGATCGTCGCGCAGATAAACGCGAGGTATGCCGCGGCTGAATGAATCGGCGTCCAGGATTTGCAGCCCGGCAGCATACGGGACTTCCCACATGATTTGGTGGAAGCCCCAACCGGTGACACTGGCGAGTCTGTAAACATACGAGGCGAGCCAGTTGGGGCTTGCTACTTTCCCCCCGTGGATCCGGTAGGCGCGGAGGCGTGCTGGGCGCGGGTTTCGCTGGCGTTGACTTTGTCCCACGCAGCGGAGACCAGGCGGGAGAGTTCGTTTTGCTCCTCGAGGTCGGCGATGTTTTCGATCTGCCATTTGCGAACCGCCTTGTTGAAGGCGACGGGATCGGAATCCACGGCGAGGACATCATCGAGCGGGGCGGTGTGGACGAAGGCGAATGCGGCTACGAACCAGAACTCATCGCGTTTCTCAAGCATGTTCGAGCGGATGATGGAGATCGTGCCTGGCACGCAGGGGCGGAGTTTGAACTTTCCGGATGTGCGCGTGCCTTCGCGCATTCCTGCTTCGCGCAGGGCTTCGTCGTCGGTTTCGAGGTCTTGGTTTTCTTTCGTTTTTTTCATGTGTCGTTGGGTTGGGTTAAATGAATTTGGCGAAGCGCGCCTTGTCTTCGGGCGTGGCGTTTTCGGAGATGGAAATGATTTTGCCGTTTCTCTCGAAGACGATCTGGCGGGGGGTTTGCTTAACGACGCTGACGAGTTCGTCGCGGTTTTTGAGCACGGCCATCATGTAGGCCACAGGAGAGTCGGGCTGGGCGGCGACGAATTCCTCGCCTTTGGCGAAGGAGCGCATGACATCGTCGGCGCGCTGGCCGGTGGGCGAGTCTGCGAGGAAGTGGAAGACGGTGCTCTCGTCGCCGGATTCGCGCTTGATGCGGGTCGCGGGGCGGGCGGGATTCTCGAACTCAAAGCCAAGAGTCGCCAAGATGGCGGCGAGCTTGAGGTCGCGGGTGCTGAAGACGGCTTTCATTTGTCGTGGGATTTCTCGTGGGGTGGCCTGCCGGGGAGCCGCGTGGCGACTGCCCCGGCGGGCGGCGTTGGGGAATTAGGACATCGAAGCCTCGTAGCTGCGGGCTGTGAGGCTGACAGTCTCGAACTGCTCCGAAGCAAAATTGCTGGTCAAACCAGTCACGATTGTGGTCGCGCCGAGCGTGACACTGGCCGGCATCGTGATGGAGAGCGTGCTGCCGACCGAAGCGGTAAATGAGCCAGTGCGCATTCCTTCGATGGAGATTTCCTTGATCGGCTCGGCGACGGCGACGGCGACAACTCCGCCTTGGTCGTCCTTCACCTCGGTGAGGGCGGCGGTTTCGTTGACGCTGAAGCTAGTGCAGATGACGCCCGAAACATCTGGTGTGCCATAGGTGGCAGTTCCGAGGTCTGAGTGGCGGTAGAGTGTGGCGGCCATGTTATTGAGTGGTGGTGGTGGTTGGGTTGCGGGTTACGGAGAGGTGGCGGGTGTCAAATCGCGGACTCGACGAGGCCGAGGGTCAGCGCGGCGGTGGTGATCCAGCGGCCGTCTTGCTGGCTCTCGGACCATGTGCGGAGGTCGGCGCCGGCGAGGGTGAGCGGCGCGGCGAAGGAGGCGGCGAGTTGGTCGGCGGCGAGGAGGGAGGTTTTGAGCGACGAGGCGAGGGCGGCGTGGGTCTCGAGCGCGGCCTCGACGACGCTCGGGGTGGCGAGGACGATCGAGGCGGTGACTTTGTAGAGGCCGCGCACGATGGCTTCGGTGGACTCGACTCCGACGATGAGGACGGGCTGGTCGTTTGGGATCGGGTCGCTGCTCTGGCCGGTGTGGACGGGGATGCCGTCAAAGGCGGGCGTGGCGCGGAGCCAGGCGGCGAGGGAGGTCTCGACTTCGAGGTTCATTGGCCACCTCCGGCGGGGCTGACGGTGGCGGTGTATTCGGCGGGGTTGTTGAGCGATTCGCCGACGGATTGGACGAGGTAGCTGCGGCCGTGGAAGTGGATCGATTCGCCTCGGCGGGGGGCGCTCTCGAGGTCGCTGGCTTGAAAGCGGACGGTGAACTCGCCGCCTTGGCGGAGGCCGCCGCTTTCGAGATCGAAGGAGACGGCGACGGGGGAGATGCAGGCGCGGAGATCCTGCGCGCGGAATTTTACTGGAATGCCGAGGAGCGAATTGCGCGCGGAGGCGGCGAGGGTTTCGAGGCGGCTCTTTTGATCTGGCGACACGCTTCTCGCTGCGTGTCAAAAAGCAGAACGCCCCGCCGGAGTGAGACGGCGGGGCGTTTGCGGGCTGGCGCGGGGAATCGCGCGGGTAGCGGGTTATTTCTTCTTTGGCTTTGGTGAATCTTCTTCCGACTCGGCGATGACGGCGGGGGCGCTGGCTTTGCGGGCGTGGCGCTTGAGCGTGTCACCGAGGCTGACGACGAGGGTTTCGTCGGCAGTGAACTCGGCGGCGACTTGCTTGGCTTTGAAGTCGGCGAGTTGGTCGGCGAGCGGGACGCTCGGCAGGTGTGTGACCTGCCAAGCGTTGCCGATGCGGTTGAGTGTGAGGCCGAGGCGCATCAGGCTTAGGCGCTGACGATACGCTTGAGGGCGGCGGCGTGGCCGAGGGCGAAGCCGTAGTTGACTTCGATGACGCTCTTCTCGGTGTCGGTGTCGGGGTCGCCCCAGCTGCGATACTCGATGGAGAGACCAGTCTCGGGATCGACTGCCACTTCGTAAGCAGTGAGGTTGTTGCGGACGCCGGGGGATGGCTGCACGGGCGAGAAGGCAACCAAGATCGCCTCGGGGAGTGCGACCATACCGACGAGGTTCTGCGAGTTGCCGGGGATAAGGTTGGTGCCGACGACATCGAAGCCAGCAATCTGTGGGAGACGGCCGTTTTGGATGGCCGATGCGCTGCCGACTGCGGCGGCGTTCTTGATGCCGGAATCCTTGAGGAGCGCGCCTTCGTAGGCGTTGTCGAGGATCATCACGCGGCTGGATTTTGGCCACTTGGCTTGGTCGAGCGCGGTCTTGATGGTGATCATGTCGTCCGAATCAAACGCGGAAGCCGCGCCGGTGTGGATCGCTGCGCCGTAGTTGGCGAGGGTGACGACCGAAAGAACATCACGGAGGATGTCTTCGGCGAGCTTGCGGCCTTTCAAGAAGCCGAGTTGCTCAGGATTGAAATAAGGCTGGCGGGCGAGTTCCGAGCTAGTGAAGCTCAGCGCTTGATACTTGCGCTTGTTGACCGTGATCTCGCGGCTGTTGATGGCGTTTGTGTCGCCGAAAGAATAGGTGCCGTTGAAGTCGCTCGTCGCGTCAGTGGCGAGAGGGTAGAACGGAACACTGATCTTGTCGGTGCCTTGGAGCGGGACCGAGTTATAAACGGTCGAGAAGGAGTTGAGCGGGAGAAGTGCCTCACGCAGTGCGACGAGCGCGCTGTCGAGGACGACATTCAGTTTGAGTTCGGAGCTGATGGTTGTGGCCATTTGAGTGGGTGGTTTGGTGGGTTAGGTTTTGGGTTTCGTGGATTGCGTGGGTGTCAAATCGCGGCGGTCTTGGCGTGGGCTTCGAGGGCTTTGCGGTTCGCGCGGAAAATGCGGGTCTTCTCGGCGCCGGTGGCGTTTTTCCACTGGTCGTAGATGCTCGCGGTGTTTGCGGACTGATCGATTTCGGGAACGACGCGGGCGGCGGAGAGGCCGAAGGAGCGTTGCAACCGGCCGAGGTCTTCGCGGTCCTGAGCGAGTTCGCTGCGGAGGGTTTCGACTTCGCTGTTGAGGGCTTCAAATTTCGCGCGGTAGGCGCTGGCTTCAGCGAGGGCGGCGTCGCGCTCGGCGATTGCGCCGTTGAATTTGGCGAGGATCGAGTCGGCGGCGGAGATTTTGGCTTGAGGCTCAACGACCTCGGCGGGTTGCTCGGCGGCTGGGGCTTCGGGTGCTTCCTCGGCGACGGGAGTTTCGACAACTTCGGGCGCGGGGGCCTCGGCGTTTTCGCTGATGACGGTGGCCTCGACGGGCGCTTGAGCTTCGGGAGCCTCGGCGATCTCGGGCGTTTCGGTGACAGGTTTTTCAGTCATGCCCTTGGCGAAGCTGTCAAATCGCGCGCGGAGACTTTCCGGTGTGGCGGTGGCTGCGGCGGCGACGCCTTCCTCGATGGCGTCGGCGAATCCGAGGGCGACGGCTTCGACGGCATCGAGCCAGGTCTCGGCGTCCATCATCTCGGCGATCTGGTCCTGCTCCATGCCGGTCTTGCGGACATACGCGTTGACGAGGGTGGACTTCAGCTTGTCGAGGAGGTCGGCTTCTTTGCGGAGCTGGTCGCTGTCGCCTGCGCTAACGGTCCACGGATTGTGGATCATCAAGAGAGCATTATCGGCGATATAGACCGGCGATCCTGACATGGCGATGACGCTGGCCATCGAGGCGGCGAGCGCGTCGATGTGAACGGTCAGCCCGCCTTTGTGCCGGCGAAGGGCGTTGTAAATGGCCGTTCCCTCAACCACGGACCCACCGGGCGAGTTGATCCGCAAATGGATGTGTTGGCCGTCGAGTTTGCCGAGGTCGGCGAGGAACTCTTTTGAGCCTGAGCCGAAAGCACCGACTTCATCGTAGAGATGGATCGTTGCTTCGCCGTTGTCGGATTTTTCCAGTGCATAGAATTTCGGGGTGGTTGTGGGTGTGTTCATGGCTGTTGAGGGTCTTCTGGTGCGGGTTGCGCTGGCGCATCGGGTGCGGCGAGCGAGTT